CCAGTAGATAGTAGATTTGTCTGTAGCAAAGTCAGCTACCCATAAACGACCAAATGCTGCTAGAACCTCATTGCCTTGTGGTGGAGTTCCAGTAGCGTGAACATGAGTAGACATTGCTTCTATGTTGCCTATAGAGTTTGTATAAAGTAAAGGCTCATACCCTCTTTGAAAAAAGTACGCATGATCATTAAAGTTTACTATCTTCCAATCATCGCTAGTTATTGTATAGGAAGCTGGAGTAGAGTCTACTAAAGTAGTATCGCCTAAGAATATCTTATTGTTACCTACAGACAGTATTTCTGTATTTCCATTAGAATCTCTATACTGATACACTGCTTTAATACCATCAGAACTGCCTAGCACAGAGGAGCCATTAGTAGACACCATCTCATAGCCCTTACGAGACGCTATACGGCCTTCTTTGTCAATAATGCAGTTATCAGCTACAGCAGCGAATGTGGGGTCTTGAGACAGCGGAGCGTCCTGTGTGTTGATCCCAGCATAGCTTGGAGCTGTAATTGTGATGCTTTGTAGCTTTTGAGCCATATTAGACCGCCATAAAGGTAGTATCTTCTTGATACTTGTTAGCATCGAAGGCTATAGCGTCAGCCAGTATAGAGTCAGCTATAGCAAACTGCTCTGCTGCTGACTGTCCACCCGTCTCTCCACGCTCTCTAAGAGCCATAGCAAAGGCCATTTGAACTACAGGATTTGATGGAACCTTTAGCTTGTCACTGTCGTTAGACAGCTCTGCTTGAGGTACAAAGGCGTCAAACAGCAAAGAGTAGATGCCATCAGGCTGTGGATACACTTTGACTTGGATGTCTCCATTGCTGTCAGCACCGCTAAAGGCAAACTCTGTAGGAGGCCCAGACGTGGGAGTACGCAAGTGATAGACATTGTTCATGTATGTCCTATTACGTGCGTTAAATCTTTTGTTAGACGTCTTATTCAAAGCGTCTCTGATCTCAGTTTCTTGACCAGCGCCTGTAAGACTATACTCAGAAGTACCGTTAACTGTATCAAACTCTATGCTAGTACGTAGAGCAGACCAGCTGTGTGCAGCCTCTACAATTTGTTTAGCATCATTAACAAACGCACCAATCAAAGCAGAATAATCAGTCTCATTAACAGTACTGACTTCAGTTTCTCGAAGCCTTTTTAGCACATTGTTTATAATTTGTAAGTAAGTCATGTATATCCCTTAATTATCCTACTGCTAACTTAGTAAAAGCAAAAACTACAACCATAGACAATGTTACAATTCCTGTAATTATAGCTATGTCTATCATTGCTGCTTTGGTCTGTGCAGCCTCTTTAGCTGCTGCAATCCTAGCGTTTCTTATACGTGACCTTTCGCGTATCATTTCAGTCCAAAGATGACCATTCCCTGTCCATAAAAATATATCTTTTAGCTCACGCTCTAAATCTTCTGCACGTTGTTTCTGTAGAGTCACTTCTAATGCCTGAGCTTCTATAGACTGTCCTCCAAACAACTTTTGAATCTTGCTAGGGTTTGTTGCTTTTTGCTCTAAGATGCTAACCTCTTCTCTAGCGTCCCAGAAAGCTCCTATAGCCTTGCTTAGGTCTTGTAACTCTTGTCCTTTATGAACGGCTTTTTTAATAAAGTTAAATGCCTGATTAGCTGCCGCCACTGCTGCTACTATTTCAGCAGCCATTGTCTAAACTACCCGCACCTTCAGGTTGTTGCCTGTCAATGCTGTAATCCTGACCTTATTCTGGGCAGGAGCGTCATAGTCATAATCAGTACCCAGTATCGCGCCTTTATTAAGTACATTGGCATCGTAGTTAATAGATACACCGTCACTGGATGGAACCGTAGTCCCACTGGTTAGGTTAAATACTATGGCAAGGTCTAGGTCATCACCCAGTGCAAAGTGATTAGCGTCAGATACAGCGTCTAGCTGGGTCTTGTTCATTTGGTTTGGATAGGATGTTCCGCTGGTGCTATATTGATTTACGTTATCACTACCATAACCAGAAACAAACATTTTAGTTCCATCGCTATTAAAAGCTATGCCATTTGGAACTGCTTCCTGACTTGCTACAGAAAACGTAACTGTATGAGATGCGGTGCTAACATCAAAACCTGTTTGCAATGTGTATTGATTAACATTGTCATCATTTCCTACTATAAACATATAAGTTCCATCAGAATTGAAATAAATTCCGTATGGATTATATTCTTGAGGTCTAGTAGAAAAACTATCTACGAAAGAAGCCGTACTAATATCATATGCA